CAGCGATAGTTCCAACATAACCATTACGCATTGCTTCGTTCTGCAAGTCGCCACCATTAGGGTTAGCAAAGGTGTTGGTCAGGTTAGCTTTCAAAGCGTAAGCCTGATAAGGGTGAACTACAGCGTTGATCACGCCAGTGACTTTGTTGGCGCGCAGAGTAGCGGCGGCCTTGAACAAGTCAGCGACTGTGATTTCAGCGCCAGCAGTACCGATAGAACCAGAGAAGCCGTCAAACAAAGCGATCAGGTCAGTATCGATCTTAGTAGCGATAGCGTTACCAAGAACAGTACCCAACTCATCAGCAGGGTTTCCAGCGCCCATAGCGGCAAGGTCAGTCAACAGAACCTGTGCGCCTACTTCACCAACAGTTACAGAAACTGAAGAAGTAGAAACAGTGGTGCTTGACATATCTGTGCCTTCAGTCAAATCAGCGGCGGCGATTGCAGGATACTTAGGCACCTGAATTGTTTTGCCAGCCTGTGCGCCGATGTTGTACTGAGTCACAAGACCCATCATTAGAGACTGCTCTTCGGCGGTAAAGCGAGCCTGAGCGATAATATTGACAAACAAGTCGTCAAGAGTAGTTGAAGTTGTAGCGGCCATGATAAATCCTCAAAATAAAATTAAATAGTGGTTTGTGGTTACTTTCGCTTCATAGCGGCAAATGCTTCTTTGCCACCCTGATCCCAGTTTGCAACCATATCTGCCACAGATTGAGGCTTCTGTGTAGAGCCACCTGCGTTGCCCTGCGAGCCAGTGCCACCTTGGGAGGCTCTGACAAAATGCGGGTTAGCAGTTAAAAATTCCGATACCATCTCATTGACTGATAACAGATCACCGCTATCATTGTAGCGCGGCGTACCGTTTCCGTCTAGCACCTCAACTGTGCCATCTTCTGCCAGTCGAGTATTGCTTTTCAGTAGAGATGAAACCTGTTCCGGCGAAACAGCGTTATTATTAGATGCCGCTCCCAGTATCGCCCCATCAACTAGGGTCTGCTGTAGCTTGCTCTTGTAACTCTGTATCTCCATGTCTTTCTTTTCGACAGTCTTTTTCAGGATAGAATCAAAATCACCGCGCTCTTTCTGTCGCTCAAGTTCTGCGGCTTCTTTCTGTGCCATCAAATCTCTTGCTTCGTCAAGGTCAACGCCTGACAGTCGCTTCTCAAACTTTCTTTGCTCTCTTGCGACTCGATCAGCAACAATTCGGTCGAGTTCTTCCTGTGTGAATGTCTTAGTTTCCTGACTTTCTACTGCCGCAGTTTCAGTCTCTGCTTGTGTTTCCATGATGTCTTCGCTCATGTTACGGCCTCTTAAAGAGTATTGGTGAAAATAAAGTTTAGCACAATTGGTTATTTTTTAACCGTTTTCTTCTTTTTCTTCTTTTTGCTTTTGTCATGATAAGGCATTATTTATCCCTCGAATATTGCTTGCCAATGATGACGGCAGTTGTAGCCGCCCCTGTCTGCGAATGCGTTGCTGGATTTCTTACCAGCCCACGAACCCTGCCAAATCTCTTCTATCTCTTCTTTGTTGTACGTCTTGCCGACGTGCCTATCACAAAACTCGCGTGTAGATGCGTCGTCAGCGCCAAAGTATTTCCACTCAGTGGCCCCAGCATCAAGGGCAATCTTGGTGTTTATGTTTGAATAAAACCCCATCAGGCCATCATGCAGAGCTACGCTTGCATATCTGCCCAAGTCTTTAGAGACAGATGCTTTGATTATATCTAGGCTATCGGCAAACGATACTCCAACAAGAGTTGATTCATATATCTGCTTCGACACTGCGTCCAGAAACTCTTGGCCTAAATCCTCAAACCCTTTGAAAGATAAGGTTTGAAGTTGCCTGATTATGTTCTGATCTATCTTGGCTAGGTCACTGGAGGCGCTAACAACAGCCAGAGCGGTATCTGCCACCCCCTGATATTCCCTTATGATCTGATCAATTTCTGTTAAGTATTCCTGCTCTATTGCTTGCCGCAATTCAACCCTAGCATTCACCGCCCACTCAAGATCGAACAGGTTGCCGTCATCTAAGGGAGCGCCAGCCATAATCCCATTGATTCGACTTTCCAAAGTAACCAGAGCGCGCGCCAGTCTCTCCTGATGCTGGTCTGCTTGCTTTAAAACGTCATTTAGCGCGTCAACGTCAATAGACATTACAGCTCCGTGCTACCTTCAAAGTCGCCAAGAACTAAAGAACTGGATTCAATCTCTGCATGGGCTTTAGCCAACTGCTCGTCATCAAGGATTAGGTCACTGATCTTCTTATCTATCTCCTGCATCAGAGTTTCTGACTTCACGCCTGTAGATCGCATCTGCTGTAAGAATATAAGCTCTTTGTCGTAGTCTCTTAGATCGAATGCGTCAGGGTAGAAAACATCAACGTCAGGGGTAATGTCTTGCCAATTACAAAATAGAACCCACAACTGTTCTTCTGCCAATTCCAGAATATCCGCTTTCTCTGCCAGCTTTGCATTCAGCATCTGAAACTCTGTCTGCATGGCAACGCCTGATTGAGTCATCGCCTGAGTGCCTCTAACCGCACCCATGTGAGACATCCGGTTTATCGCCTCTACCTTGTCTTTAATAGAGTTTCTAACAGCGTCTAGGTTTTGACCACTAGGCTGTATCTGGTATGGCTTGAGGCTGGCATCCATATCGTCTGGCATATTGATGACAGCGCCAGCACCAGCACTAGCATCCGTACCGAATGACTTTACCAAAGTAGGGTGATTACTAATGCGTATCAGTTGCTCTATTTCTGACAACTCCTGATAGACAGCGCGTTGCATATAGGAAGCATCGGAAATGTCGCTAATACCAATGCCTCTAATCACTGACCTTTGAGCGGGCAAAAACACAGCAGGGATTTTACCAAGCGGGTTGTCTTCGGTTTCTACCATTCGCTCCGACTCGTTGACTTCATGCCATAATTCTACCGAGTCCTTTTTCCAGATTCTGTAATAAGATTCTGTGGTGGTATCGTCAACTCGGATTACTGATTCGCGCAACTTTAAATAGCAAAGTTCAAAGCGGCCAGACGGGGTTCTTTCGTATTCCCAGTCCAGCACGTTTTCTGGGGTAAACATTGTTACATAGGGGCGAATGTCCTGCTCCAGTTCTTCTGCCTTTGTGCCGGCTTGTGATTTGGGCTTATCCATCATTAGCCAGACGTGGCCGTAGACGCTAGACCAAATCTGCGCCTGTCTCATAAAAGCATTAAAGCTACGACCGTCTAGGTCTGCGTCTTTCATAAAAGGCTCAAGGGCAACATTGCCAGAGGCTGAATTGAAGCCGCGAGTTGGAGGAACTCGCCAGAGGAAGCTACTATAAATATGAACGATGTTTTTGCAGTGATTGTCTAGCGGGGTTAAATCTAACCTGCGGTTGTATTCTGTTTTATCCTCATTGACGTACCGAGTTAAATATTCGCCGTCAATGTAATCCTCTCCCCCCATATAACTACGCAAATAAAATTCCCAGCGCGACTTGTTGTTGTCATATTCTGGGTGAGTTGTTTCTATAGTCTTCATCAAGTCCACCTTGTGGGTTGCGGTGTATCGTATTCTGTGCGAACAGGGAACAAGTATTCTACCAAATAACCAAGGGCATCATTCATGTGATCAAAGCCGTCATCTTTATTTGGTATGCTTGTTCCTTCTTTGTATGTTTGTCGCTCTAGCGATTTAATAGTCTGTCTGCATTTAGGGCTGACAAACAAATGCCGCTCACCATCACTAGACAGCAAGCGACTATTCACGGCGTTGATTCTATCCCTAACCAGTGCGTGAGAACTTTTCGCCTTAACGCTAAATCCTGCGTTTTGTAAGATCGACAAATCAGTGCGACCACCAGCAGATGTTTTCCGCTGTCTTGATGCAGGGTCTGGATAAATAATAATATTACGATTAGGGTAGCGTTGTTTTATCTCCGCAACCATCTCGTCAGTGTTCGACCCATACATGACTATCTCGTCAACTGCATACAGCGTCCCGCCTTTACGAATGCAGATTACGGCAGACATGGGGTCAAGGTTAAAATCCATCCCAATGTGCAGTGTACCATCATCGCTTTTATAATCAATCACGGATAATTCCCTGCTAAAACCGTAGTAGATCAATCCTGAGTAGGTTACAAACTCCGCGCAGTATTCCTGATTAAACGTGCGCTCATCTAAATCTTGTTTAGCTTGCTCGATCTCTACAGCAGGAACATTGCCGCCCTGAATGGTTGTATACTGGAACGACTGCCAATCATCTGCGCCATCAGTGCCTTTTGCCCACAGGTCGTAAAAGTGATTGCGGCCTTTAGGCGTACCGATGAACA